TGTACACGGGTAACTCCTCAAATGCTAACGACATTACAGATGCAGGTATTCGGGCTATGATTCTGAAACTTGATAATGCTGATGTTCCTTCGGATAACCGCTTCATGGTTATTCCTCCGATTGCCGCTAATGATATGCTTGCTATTAACCGCTTCACTGAACAACAGTTCATTGGTAACGGCGAAGCTATCAAAACCGGAAAGATCGGTAGCATTTATGGCATGGACGTTTATGTTTCCTCAAACTGCCCGTCTATCAACTCCGACGCCCAGCGTGTTGGTGTCATGATGCACAAAGATGCCCTTTGCTTTGCAGAGCAAATGGGTGTTCGGTCTCAGACGCAATACAAGCAAGAGTATCTTGGTGATCTGTTCACTGCCGATACGCTTTATGGCGTTGCGGAACTCCGCGACGATGCTGGTGTAGCGTTTGTTGTTCCCGCTACCTAAGTAGTCATAGGGAGGCTCTGGTCTTTAGGGGCCTCCCACTACTACAATATAGGGCTCAATTATGATTACTTTAGAAGATGCTTTAGCGGATACAAGTTATAATTTAGAACTTGATCGTATTAAAAATAAAATAGCCCGACTGTATAGAGAACTTCTTCTTAAGTCACTTAAACAGTCAAACCCTGGAGCTACTGAAGAACAAATAGCTAGTTTTTTAGAGGAAAACGAACTAGAGTTTAAGGGAGATGGATTTGATGAAGAAGCAGAAGACCTACAAAATTTAATAGATTTACTTATGCACGAGAACGAAGAGCTTGACGAAGTTAAAGAAAAGGACTACGAAAAGCATGACGTTCAAAAAGGAAGTAAAGCTAAAGAAGTTTCCGAAGGAAGACCTGCTCCTAAAACCGCAAATATTAAGATTGCACAGGGGGGATTGTTTACTCCTTCCGATAAAAGAACAAAACCAAAAGTTACACAGGTTTCCGTTCCC